TAAAGTCGCCTGAGGGGGCTGTGGTGGCCTCTGAGATGGGTGCTATGGAGCAACTTGAGCTTTGGGAGATCTATCAGGACTTCTGGTGTGAACATAAGCCGTCAATGACGTGTTACTACCGTGACGACGAGTTCCTTGAGGTGGGTCAGTGGTTGTACAACAAGTTCGACAAGATCAGTGGCGTAAGCTTCCTACCTTACTCAGAGCATACGTACCAACAGGCTCCTTATGAACCTATTGATCTAGAGACGTATGAGAAGTTGAAGGAGGAATTCCCAGAGACCATCGACTGGAACATCTCTGAGAACTCTGACATGACCGAAGGGTCACAACAGTTGGCTTGTACAGGTAATAACTGCGAGTTGTAAACAAAAGGGGGCCTTAGTGCCCCCGTTCTTTCAAGGTGTGTTTATGAACATTAAACGTGATATTGAGATACGTATAAGGGTGCTTGAGAACAAACTACATAAGTCTATCCCCGCAGCCCGAAATAACGAGATACGGGGTGAGATCATGGGTCTGAAGTGGGTACTAGAGCGTCTCTAGTGCCTACATAACCATGTTACGCATAGGTGCAGACACACGTTCCTCTTGTAGGTCTCTATTTACTTCTTCTTGTCTTCTTATGTAATTACGGACTTCTGCTTGGTCTTCTTCAGGTAAAGACTTCATAATATCTGCTACTACGTTCCCTGCAGCTACCAGCATTGCGTCATTATTTTTAAACTCTTTGTTTTGGAAAGCAATGAGTCTATTTACGTTAGCTGGTTTATAGGCAGCCTTAGCTAGGAAGATAGGCATAGTAAGAATAGCAGCTGCTCCTGCTAAACCGCCAGCAGTTCCTACCACAGGTGCTGCAGCAGTGCCTGCCACTAAAGAAGGTCCAAACCTCAACAATTCAGAACCAGCACTATATTCTTTAGTTCGTAACATAAGTTCTCCAATGTTACTACTAGGGAATTGAGAAGCTTCTGACATTAGGTTAAACAACTGACGAACCTTTGGCTCTTTATCACCAAAAAGTATCTTAAGTTTTTCAGATTCTTTGCCTTTTTCAAAACGAGCAGCTAGTTTTTTAAACTTCTGTATGTCAAAAGTTCCAGAACCAAGCTCAGGCATGAGTTGCTTTAAATATCCCTCTTGAAGCTTTGACATTGCTTCGTCTAAAGAAACTGGAGGGGTGCCTCCTGCTTTTCTAATCGTAGCATGAGAAGTTCTTAAAGACTTAATCATTGAGTTAAGATTATCTAAACTACCCGAAGAAGCGGCTAACTGGCCTAAAGCTGCGTATTGCCCGCCTTTAGCGTTTTCTACTAAGCCTTTAACATTCGTTGGGAGAATCCCTTCAATAGTTTGTCCATAAGCCTTTTTAATTGATGCGTACTCTGCTGCCGCCTTTGGGTCAATCCGCTTTAACTCCCGTTGTACCGCCATTCGTATCATTTCTGACATTTTGGCAAGATCCCTAGCGGCTTCGTTGTTGTAGGAATCAGAATTTAGATCACTAAATTTTCTCATGTCTCGCATAAGCTTTTTTTCGTAATCAACCAGATTAGAAGCGGACATGTTTTTCATTCTGCTTAAGTCGTTTACAACATTTAAAGCAAATTCTCTGGCGTTGTCGTCAAGCATGTTGAAGCCTTGCTTTTTACCTGCTCTTTGACCTGATTCAATAAAACGCTCAACTTGACGTTTAAATTGTCCTGTGTTGACCCTTGTTTTTCCTACTCTAAAAATTAGGTCGTTCATTCCTTGTTCGTAGATATTAAAAGCAGCGTTACGACCTTGGTCAATCACACTAAACATCTCTTGCCCAAGAACAGAGGGTTGAATACCTTCCCTGCCTGCTCCTAGCAAAAGATCATCAAAAGATTCCTGTACAATCTCGTTGACTTTGTCGTAATTTTTTTGGCCCACGGCCTGAGAAAGAATACCTGTATCGGCAATTCTTTGTGTAAGCTCTTTTCCTCCAGTTGCTTGAAAAGCAGTTAAAGTAGCTCCTTGCTCCGAAAGAAGTTTCTGCGAGGCACGAATAGACTCCTCACTACCAGCCACATCTTGACCCATACGAGCAGAAGAAATAAACTCTCTTGCTGTTTCGTCTGGAGAAATTCCTAATGGTAAGTTCTTTTTTATAAGGCCACCTAATAAAACAGCCCCCTTACCTCCAACAAAGAGACCAGTATCTATACCAGCACTTATTAGAGCTTCTTTTGTTGCATTGCCATAGTCTACTTCTTTTCCTTGTAGCACATCTTCAGCGGCTTCAGCCCCAAAAGTAGCTGCAGCTCCTCCAACAATACTACCAAAGAGCGCACCCCAAGGTCCTGCAGCCGAGCCTAATTTAGCGCCTCCCATTGCTCCCGCAAGACCGGCAGGGATGTCTAGGTTTTCTAAGCTAAAGTCTTTAATCTTTTCTCCTGCAGTTTTACCTCCGGGAGTTTGGTCCATGCTAGTAATAAGGCCTGCATTCATTGCTTTGTCAAGGATAACTTCTCTGGAAGTACCTGCAGGAACGCCTTCAAGCACGTTACCATTAGCAAACTCTATGTCAATTAGTTCTTGTTCTGCCATGTCGTTTTCCTAATTTATGTCGTCAAACCTGACTCTTCGATTGCCTGTCTCTGCTGATGTACCAGCGCCGTCAGTAACGTACAGACCGTCTACAAAGTTTATGTACGAATCCCTTGTTGTGTTAGGTTGCGTTATGTAAAAAATAGACGCTCTTTCTCTTTCGAGTCTTTCCTTCATTCTAGTTAGAATAGCAGTATTAATTTCTTGCGTATTTTCTAGTGAAGGGATTAGCTGCTCAAGGTAGTTACGCTCGCCTTCTGTTGGGTTAGCACCAAAGGCTTTAATACGGTTTACTAAAAGTTCTTTTGCCAAATTATTAAACACACCAGCATCTTCTGTTTGCACACCTAAGACTTTTTCTACTCTGTCTTGCATAGCCGTTAAACTACCGCCTTGTTCAAGTTCTTCAACAATTTCTAACAAGGTGTTAACGTCGTTAAGGCCGTCTCGTACCGAAGAAAACCGCTGCATTGACTTGTCTCGTACGTCTTCAAAGTTTTGAACTTCTCTTATACCCTTTGCCTCTAAGACGTTTATTTCTGCTTTTGCTTCAGCTTCATCAATAACCCTTCCTGATTTATCTGTTCCTGATTCAGTGTAAGCACCGCCTAAGAAAGTTGGTTTGTTTGGCTTACCGTCTTTTAACGTAGCGGTCCAATCTGTTTCGTGCCCTATTGGTTCATAGTTAATTTTAATGTCATCAACGCCCGGCCCTGTTCTAACCTCAGTTACGTTGTAAGCCAAACCTCTAGAGTCTCTTATTTTACCTACTGTAGTATAGCTAGGCTTTCCTGTGACGGTTGCTCTTGTTTTAGCCCTATCAATTTGAGTACCACGCTCTTCAGCTAAAATTTTCATAGCTTCGTTTTGAGAAACTTTATGCTTCTCAGCAACATTTAAAAACCCCTGTAATTTTCCGGGGTCCTGTGGATCAAAAAGATCCATCTGAGCCATAGCACGTAAGCGTCCACGTCCTTTTTCACGCAGGGGTTCATCATAACCTTCACGCAGCTGCTGCGCCGCAGGTATGTTTTTAATGTCTCCCCCAGCAGCAATAAAACTAGAGATATCTTTTTGTGTAACTGGGCCTTGTCCTGATAAAAGACCTCCAAGCCTTTCTCTTTTTGCTTTTTCTTCTGCCATCTGCCTAGGTCTTGCCCCAAGTTGTTGTGCAGCAGTAAACATCCCTTGTTGATAACCGGGTTGCAAAAGCCCCTGTATAAATTGTTGTCCGAATCTAGCCACGATTAACCTCCAAAGAGCCTTGACCACCAAGTGCCGTCATTATTACTGTCTGTAATTCCTATAGCGTCCGTAATTGAACCAAAGAGGCCTCCGCCTCCTCCGGCACCACCACCACCGCCTCCTGACGTTCCTCCTACAAACGTAGGCTGTGCTGCCTGCTGTAAGAGACCTGTACCAATCTGACCCATGAGATTAGCTTGTCCAATGCCTGAAGAAAGCAAAGCTTCAATACCGCTCATTTCCGCTTCTCCAAACAAACCTGCTCCTGTTAGCTGACCACGTTGTGCAAGCTGAGAAGTAGTTAAAGCGGGTTCTGCAGCAGCAATTAACTGCGCCTGAGGCACATAGCCACCTGACAAGAACTGACCACCTAGTTGTGCCTGTTGCATCTGCTCTGCTTGCGCCTGTTGCATAGCAGCTAACATGGCCCTGTCACGGGATTCTTGTAGTGCTGCTTCTTGGGCCATAAGCTCTGGTGTAGCGCCACCATAAGCTGCTGAAGACGTTCCTAAGCGTCCCTGAGCCGCTAGACGCTCTTCTAAGGCTAGACGCTGACGTTGCTCCTCAGGACGCTGTGCAGCTCTCATACGCTCAAATACAGCCTGCTCACGAGCATCTAAAGGCTGTTGCGCTTGACCGTAAAACTGGCCTGCTCCTCCTAGGAGTTGGTTCTGAAGAGCCTGCTCTTGCGGAGACAGGGTCATTGTAGTGCCTCCTTCAGGTCCAACATCCATCATGCCACCAGTAGAAGTAGTGACGGTAAACGGCCTAAACTCTGACTGAGCCAGTCCTGTTTGAGCAACATTAGAAGCTTCTCGTCTAGCTCGTTCACCGACATTACCAAGGCGTTGGTACGCTTGTTGTGCTGCAAGAGCGCCAGCGCCTGCGCCTAAAGCTTGTTGGCCTCCGGTACTACCCATGAAGTTTCCTATGTCGTTTACAATACCGCCTACAGTATTAAAAAAACCACCTCCGGGTGTCGGTAGGGTTCCAACTGCTGAAGCCATTTGTTGAGGGCTTAAGCCTGTTTGCGACGTATAAGCTACTGAAGGCATTTGAAACAAAGGCGTACTTATAGTTGGATTCATGTTTAAATTTTGAGCAGTCGTCATAATGTTTTACCTATTAGCGCTAGTAGGTTAATCTCTTGTAGTGACAATGCAAAGCCGTTGATGTCTGACTCAAGACCGACAACAACAGTTGTACCACTGCCTACAGCATTCAAGCTGCGTTGGTTAGTAAGTTCACCACCAGTAAATTCTGATAGTGGGTTAGAATTTTCGCCAAACTCGTTGACAGCATAAAAAGCAGGATTCTGGTTACCTACTGTAAACTCTGTTGTCCTGTAGGACGTACCAAAGTCATAGGCAAACTTCATAAATACAGTAGCACTGTTTGCACCTACCAGCGTCGGCTTGATCTTCTTAAGGATCTTAAGTCGAGAAGTGTCGCCAAATGTCAAGCTAGGACTAAAATATTTAAAGCGGTATCGTGTGCCGTTATCAGAATAACCTTTGTACTCACTAATACCGTCTGTTGTTCCTACGTACAGCGTACCATCAGTCAGTCTTTCGTAAGCTGTAAAGACAGAACCGGGCCACCGTGTTACCCTAAACGAACCATCTTCTAGAGTGCCTCGAACGTCGAAACAAAAGGTTGTGTTCTGACCAACAAATGTTAACAGATAGAAGTTTTCTTCTGGGCTGTAGATAGACCTAAAGAACTCTGTTTCTCCCTGTATCAGGCTAATGATGTCTTTTGTAATCGTACGGGATAACGTACTAATAGGCATTGACTTTTCTTGTATCGTACGTCCAAAGCTACGTAAGCCCGTATGTGACAAGAAGATAACATCGGTTCCTGTCTGCTGTACTGTGTCTCTGTCAACGCAACCAACGCCTGCCACAGTATCTGACAAAGACATTGTTGCTGGCGCTTCTGCACCTTGGTAGACAACAATACTATGCTGTCCAAAGATAATTAACAGCCCATTGTGTGCTGCTAGTGAGACAATCTCGTCATAACCGTCAGGCCATACCTTTGAAAGGTTGATGCTGCCGCTTGTGCCACCTGTCCAGTTATGTCCAATCAACAGGTCAGACCAGTAGACAACAGACTTATTGTTAGTTACGTCAGCGCACCAGAGTCTACCATAAGCAGCAAGGACTTCATTAGCTTTTGGAATGTCCGATACTGCCGACGCTCCAGTTAGCGTAGACATTTTCTCTACTGCGCCTGAAGCGTTACTGTAAACTAAAGGCTCATAACCACGCTGAAAAAAGTAAATGTTGTCATTAAAGTCAACCATTTTCCAATTGTCGGAAGTAATTGTATAGCTACCGGGTGTCTCATCTACTAACGTAGTTGTGCCACTGATAATCTTATTGTTACCAACAGAAAATATTTTGCTGTTGCCTGCGTTATCTCTAAACTCTCTGATAGCACGTAGAGTTCCAGTGCCAAGAACAGTCTTGTTTGTTGTAGTAACGTCGTAGCCCTTACGTGCAGCAATACGGCCACGCTTGTCAATAACTGCGTTGTCTGCTACTTCTGCAAACGATGGATCTTGAGCAATAGGAGAGTCTTCGGTGTTAATACCTTTGAAGGCCGGTGCTACAAGATTAATACTGCGTAGTTCTTGTGCCATATTAGATAGTCCTAAAGATCATCTCTTCTGGATGCTTTGCTGCGTCAATAGCAATAGCGTCTGATAGGTACTTGTCAGCAATAACAAAGTATTCAGCAGTAGAAGTACCGCCTGTTTCACCACGCTCACGAGCCAACAAAGCTAACGCAAGGTGAATGACAGGTTGATTAGGAATCAAAAGCTTGTCTGAGTTAGACGTTAGGTCACCCTGACGCTTAACTACGTCAAAACGAAGGCTGTAAACACCGTCTGGCACAGGGCCAACCAATACCTGAGTGTCTCCATTAGCGTCTAACCCGTTGTACGTATAGTACAGAGGAGCGCCTTCAGCGGCCCCTGCTATGTACAACGAATCGTTAAACCAGTCTTTACTCTGGTACTGCATAAAACAATTTTGGGTGTCATTAAGAACCGACATTACTTTTACGTCATCGCCAGTACCAGTTAGTGAGTAAGTGTTGTCTGTTGCTGTTGTTGAAATTGTAATAGTTTCACGTAGCGCAGACCAATCAGCAGCCTGCTCAACTATAGTCTTAGCATCGTTAATGAAGTCACCAGCCATTTTAGAGTAAGTACTTTCACTAACACTGTTAACTTCTTCTTCACGTAAACGTCGTAACACGCTGTTCATAATGTTTAAATATGTCATGCTAGTCTCTTTAGTAACTCATCAAGATTTTGTTGTGACCTTTGTTGCGGCCCAGTAAGCATACCAAAGTCTGTAGGTGCCTGATACCCCAAACCTGTAAACTGTTGTTTTTCAAAAGATTTTATTTCTGGCTTAGTTAACATAGCCATTTGTTGTTGCGCTAGTTGTTGCTGTTGTTGTCCAAGTCCTGCAAGTCCCAAAAGACCTGCCCCTACTCCTTGACCTAGCCCTGAAAGACCTTGACCTAAACCCTCAAGTCCTTGACCTATGTTTCCAAGCTCGGTGTTAATACCTGCTACGTCTGTCATTAAACCGCCAACAGACGTTTCTAATCCGGCAATAGCTTCGTTAGTTGCACCAACAGCAGTAGTTACATCTTCTGCTGTTGCAAGCCCAGCATTAGCCAAGGCAGCATTGACGTCTTCAGGAGTTGTAAAGCCTGCATTAGCAATAGCAGTACCAACATCTTCAGGTGTTGCAAACCCAGCATTAGCAATAGCAGTACCAACATCTTCAGGTGTTGCAAACCCAGCATTCGCCAGTGCTGTACCTACGTCTTCGGGTGTAGTGAATCCTGCATTAGCAATAGCGGTGCCTATGTCTTCTGGTGTTGCGAACCCAGCGTTGACTAGTGCGGTGCCTATGTCTTCAGGAGTAGCAAACCCTGCATTGGCTAAAGCAGTTCCTATGTCTGCTGGAGTAGCAAACCCGGCGTTTGAAATTGCATCAATTACGTCTTGTGGTGTGGCAAAAGGGTTTTCATCAAAGACAGACTGAACAATACCTCTTACTACTTCGGGATCTGCGTCTTGACCATCTCTGCCATCTTGACCGTCAACCCCGTCGACTCCATCACGACCGTCTACACCGTCTACTCCGTCTACTCCGGGAAGTCCTTGCTCTCCTTGCTCTCCTTGCTCTCCCGGAGCACCGTCAACGCCATCTATGCCATCTATGCCATCTATGCCATCAACACCGGGCGGTCCTTGCTCTCCATCAACCCCATCAACGCCCGGAAGACCTTGCTCTCCATCTGCACCGTCTGCACCATCCGCACCGTCTTGGCCCGGATCTCCTTGAGGCCCTTGAACTGGAGCTGGTGCTGGAGCTGGAGCTGGTGCTGGTGCAGGCTCTGGCTCTGGTAAATACTCAGGAAACAGTCCTGAAGTAATTGGTGTGTCTTCTTCAGGCGGTGTTTCAGTAACTGGAACGTCGGTAGGTGTTGTAGGTTGTGCACCAGCATCTCCAGCTTGTTGATCTTGTTGATCTACAGGTTCTGTAACGTCTACAGGCTCAGGCTCTGGTGGTGGCTCAGGTGTTACCACGGGCTCTTCTTCATACTCAAACGGATCTACTTCTACTTCTAAATCAAGAGGGGTGTCTGGAGTTTCTTCTACATCAATTAAGATGTCTCGAATTTCTGAAGAAACCTCACTTGTATCTGTTGGGTCTAAAAGAGGATTGCTTTCTGAAGAAGTAGGCGGCGGTATAAATTCTTGATTGCCAACAAACTCAAGGCTCATTAAAGCATCTTGGTCAATGCTTGAGTGGAAGCCCGTAGTAGACTCTGTACCAGAAATTAATATATATCCGCCGTTAGAATCCATTGCTAGAACTAAACCATTTTCTACTAAAAGGTCACTAAGGCTTTCGAGGTTTTGGAAAGTGCCTTCGGCTGTAGTAAATACATCGCCTCCTCCTACTAAAATAGCTAGCGCATCTTCAGGCAAACCATGAGCAGATACACCAGCGGCTGTAGTCCATGCGTTTTTGTCATTAACAAACTGCTCAAGAATTTGCTCAGGTGTAGCATCTGGGCTAACGCCTACAGGGAATCCAGCATCGTTGTAGTAAACACCATTAATTAACTCATCGCCTTCAAATGGGTTTGTTATCTGTGCCATAGGCTCAGGCTGTACAGTTGTATCCTCAGTTAAGTCAGCCGTAGTATCTGCTAGTTCTGAGTCTGTATCGTCAACTGAGTTAGCCATAAAGTCTTCAACAGAAGGGCCACTTGGATCAGGAGATACCGCATAAGCATCTTCATAAATAGCCTGAAGGTTGCCTGACAAGTCTCTTAGTTGATTAGCAATAGCTTCGTTTTGTTGGTCAGCAATTGCAGTGTTAAGAGTGTCATTCATGTTCGAGGTAATTTCCTCAAACGCCTCTTGGTCTAAGCCATCTCTAAGTTCGGCCTGCCTTCTAGCAAGCTCTTCCATTGCTTCAGGAGAAGCTGTTGTGTTTTCTGCTATAAACTGCTGGAGTGGCTCTAGGACAAAATCTGCAAGCTCTCTAGCTCCAGCAAACAAACCAGAAGAAACAATCTGGTCCATGTCTAGTTCACCATCAAATACCGCTTGGCGAATAGCTGTTTGACCCATTGCGTTTAGAACATTGTCTACTTCTTCAATGCCCGTTATTTCTGAAAGATTAATGTCGCCTAAAGCACTTTCAATTTCAGGACCAATAATTTGGCTTACGGCTTGGCCTAAACCAGCAGTAGCCGCAGTTTGAAGTAGTTGGTCAGGATCAATAGAGCCAGTGCTAAGAGCTTGGGTTATTGCATTGCTTAAAACTGATGCACCTACTTGACCGCCTATTGAAGCCGCTGTTCCTGCCGCCGCACCGCCTGACAATGCTGGAGCTAATGCACCACCAGACATAATTCCGATAGCAGTAATGATGCCCATTTTTACAAAGTCAGCAAGACCGGCGTGATCTTCGTTTACAGTCTTTACATACGCAGAGCCATTCCACTGGAACTTGTCACCAGAGTTACTATAAACAACAGGGTTAACACCGTATTTCTGTAGCAGTGCTTGGTTAGCTTCAGAGTTAATCCAATTGTTGTAAGCACCTTGCTGTGTGCTAGTTTGTTGTCTGCGTAAGTTTTCTAAGTTCTGGCCGGGGTCGCTAGGGTCAATAGTAAGGTCAGCATCACCCTCAAGGATCATCTCTTGATCTTCGCTAAATCCAGCGTCAGCTTCTGACCAGTTGCCTGTATCGTAATCACCAGACTGAATTAACTGCTCACGCTCAGTCATGTACGCAAGGTAGTTATCAAACGTACCAAAAACTTCAGGCAGTCTGTTTACTTGGTCGCTTTCAAAGTAGTCCCGTAGCTCACTAACTGTTAACTGTTGTACTTCGCCTTCTTGCCCGTACAGATAGTTTTGTGCCGCATTACCACGCTCTCTGCCTTCAACAAACGTAAAGGTCATTTCTGCTGGTGTTTCTGGAGCAGGCTCAGGAGTAACAATAGGCGCTTGCTTTATAGGCGCACCTTTTACTCCACCTGTTGACTGACCAGTGCTTTCATCGAAGGTAGGTGTGCCACCTGCATACATTGTGTCAGTCAGCATTCCTTTAGAAGTCTTAGCCATAATTATTTCTTCCAGTTAGCCAGACCACGCAGGCCAAACGATGCCGCAACAGCGGCGCCTAGAAAACCTTTGTACCACTCAGGCATGCTATCAAGAGCAGAAAACCCAGACATCACTACAGGAACCATAGACGGAAAGAACGCAAGAATACATGGGACTGAGAACAAGATAGTGAACCACTCGTCTTTCCATGAATTGTTTGCGTTATTGGCATGGATGTTTTCCCAGTTACTGTCTTGCTTAATTACTTCTAGCTTACGCTCATGTACAGCCTTCTTCTCTTCTGCTTTACGCTGAAGGTGTCCACCAACAAGGTTAACAATAGGTCCAATTAAAGTCTGTATCATTCTGGATCCTGATCCCAAAGAGCTTCAATAGTTCCGATTCGTATTGTTAGTTCGTGGACTTCTTCTTCTATCTGACGTAAACCGGTAACGTCAATCTGAAGACCTTCAAGCAGCATGTCCTGTCTAGCATCGTCAGGTAACGATCCAAGTTCTCCACGAGGCCATAAAATACGAAACTCAGTGTTACGCTCTACTTCCATTTGAGATTTATCTAAAGAATGCTCAAGCTTGTTAAGCCGCTCCTGAATCCCAAAATAAGCCATTGTCCCAATAGACGTAGCCACAACCATAGCAATTAAGTTTCGGATGGGGATTGTTACGTCTGTTGACTCATTGATATTCATAACTATCTAGCAAACTCTAAGATTGCTATAGCCATAGTAATTATCACCGCCAAAGACGCAAAACCTCCTGTCATCATTTTTTCTAAACGATCAAACCGCTTGTTGTGTTCGTCAAGCTGTAGTTGAATCATTTGATATCGCAAGGCACACTCAGCCTCATGCTTATCTAATCTTGCTAATGCGTCATCTACAGAATTCATACAGACTTCCTTACTGCTTTGCTTTGCCGATGTTGATAGCCAAGATGTCAATAAAGCGATACAACTTTGCCATCCATTCGTCGTCTTTAGGTGTGGGTGTAAGGGCTGCTATAACAGAAGCTACTGAGATAACAGCCGTTGCAATGTTTGCAATGTCAGCAATGACATCCATTACCAAGGCACACCGTCAGCAGTAACAGGGTTCTTCTCTGCTTCAATCTTAGCCGCTAGAGCCGCCTCAGTTGCCGCCTGATCGACTTCACCCCAGACCCAGCCCAGTACGTCAGCTTCAGTTAAACTGTCGTAGGGGACAAATGAGGGGTCTGTAGGGTCATAGCTAAAGCCACAGGTGCCATAGGCAGAAGCAGAGTAGTCTCCGTCCACCTCAGATACACGCCAGTGTGCTACTACTACACCACCGTCTGATAGTTCTCTTTCTAATGTTGCGATAGTCCATGTAGCCATTGTTATGCTCCGAATACTGCGTTGCAGATAGCTTGTACGTTAGAAGGCTCTGATGACCAGTCGTCTCCAGAGTTTATAACGTGACGGTGATAAGACTGAGAAATGACAGCGCCATCCTCAACGATACGAGTAGCAGTACGCACCTGTACGACTGTAGTGTCGCCAGAGGTTACTACTTCGATTTTGTCTGCTGTTACTTCTTTAGTTAGTGACATTGTTGTCTCCTGTTAGTCCGTCTCAAGAGTCCACTTGAGATAATTAAGTGATGTACGTTAAAGCAATACTTAGTAATTCGTTCCCGCTAAAATCTGGAGCAGCGTTCGATGCAAAGTTATCAGTACGCCCTATTTGAATATAAGAAATAGTTCCAGAAGTCGGATGAATGCAGTATTTGTCAATATCTTGCGCGGCATTTTGAAGTGTCACCGTTCCTGTTGGCCGTTCTGATTCTTCATCGTCATTACCTATTGCAAAAGGCAACGACAATCTAACATATTGTCCAACTGGACTGCTCACAGCACTTACTTTAATTCGGCCAGTAATTGTTACTACTCTTCCAATTTTGGTATATGCTAATTTGTCAAAACTGCTATTTAAAGTAATTGTTCCGCTAGTTTCGGGTGTCAAAGTAGCAGTAAATGTCCCTTCTTCATAGTCATCCAGCTTGTTAGCCGCCGCAGTACCGCCGAGGAATGCACCGCCTGACAGGTAGAGGTCTTTCCAGCGTCCGCTAGAGTAGCCTAAATCTACGGCGGCATCCCTAACTGCCCCATCAGATTCGCCGGGATTAATAGTAGAGTTACCAATCCAAACTGAAGTGTTTAAGTCGGTGCGTCCCATGAAGATGCCGCCAGCGTTTTTTACTCCGCCTGACAGGTAGAGGTCTTTGAAGCGTGTCGCTGAAGCACCTAAGTCTGTGGTCGCATCCAAGTTAGCACCACTAGAGCTAACAGGCCGTATGTCTGCCGCACCGTCAGTGAACCGTAAAGCAGTGTTGCCAGTGCCTATGTAAAGGTCGCCATTGACAGTGCTAATACTACCGACTGAGGTGCCGTCTTTATGAAATATCACTACTTCACCGTCTGTACCAGTCCGGTTAAATATTGCAGTAGCGGCATTAGTACGAAGCACATCAAGCCTGCCGTTAGCATGTAACGCTATACCTGAGCCGCTTGTATCGTTGTATAAATTAGGAGAGGTAGTACCAACCAGCAAGTTGCCGCTGGCGTCGATGCGCATGGCTTCTGAGCCATCTAACTTAAACGCAAATAAAGTGTTTGCCTGTGCGTTTGTTGGGTCAGCATTAAATGTAATGCCTGAGTTCGTCTGATTTGCGCTAATTTCGGCATATCCTGATAAATCAGTATCTTGAAGACGAATAGCAGGAGAAGACCCGTTTAAATGGAGCATACGTCCCGGATTATCCGTACCAATACCTACGTTGCCGCTGTTTGTAATACG